ATAGTTCTCATCGCCCCACGAACCAAACGGGTAGCCGTCTGTGAACACTACAAGACGCTTGGGCTCGATCTCTTCACGCTTCAAGTAGTCAAAGATAGCAGTGAAGTCGGTGCCACCACCGCCACCGGGTTCGTACTCAGCAATAGAATCCAAGTTTTCAGAATCGTATTGTTGTGGGTTGCAAACTTCGGTGTCAAAGCTGAACACATGGATGCGATATGCAGGGAACGAGTCCATGATACCTTGGATCTCGCTCAAGAAGTCCTTGAGCATGGATTCACCAATACTACCCGAAGTGTCAATTGCCACAGCAATATCAATCATTGGGTCCAGCTTCATACCGGGCATGATAGCATCCATGTGCCAGCCCTTGCGACCAGTGCGCATCCAGGTGTAGTCACTCTTGATGGTACTCTCCAATTGCATGCGAAGCAGTTCGCGCCAGTTCATCTTGGGCTCAGTAAGCTCTTGGATCAGACGCTTGACACCTGCGGGCAAGTTACCTGCACCATCCACAGTAGCAGCCGCCGCCAGCATGGCTTCTTTGATCTCGTCGCGGATTGCCTGCTTGTCTGCTTCGCTAAGTTTAGGGCGACCTTTGCCACTGCCGTCAACTTCGTCACCGTCACCGTCACCGTCGGGATCGCCTTCGCCGTCCAAGTGCTCGTCAATCATTTGATTGATAAGGTCTTCGATGCTGATCTTTTGCACGTTCTTCATCAAGTCGTCGTAGACTTCTTCAGAACTCATGCCTTTGTACTTGGCATCGTACAAGCAAGGCACTGTAGTAATCTTCTCACCAACGCGGTGTTCAATCAAGTCTGCGTTAACGCAGAAGTCGTTAGCAATGTTCCAGATTTGCGGATCGCGATCGCCGCGGCGACCAAAGTGATCATAAACACAATGCAATACCTCGTGTCCAAACAAGAACTCAATCTCTTTGGGACGGAGCATGTTCACAAAGCGGCTGTTGTAATAGAAGTTGCGGCCGTCTGTTGCGGCAGTACCACACCACTCATCAGCATTAACCAGCTTCAAACGAGTGGCCAAGTTGCCGAAAAAACTAGCACGAAGCAAGAGGCCCACTCGGGCAGTGATCAGTTTTTCGCGAACGTCGCGATCTAGTTTAGGGTCCATGGGACCAATGAGATTCTTGAACTTTTCTTTGTCCTCTTTGGTAGCAGTAGTACCGGCACGAGCGTGGAGAACGTCAGTGTTGAAATAGTGCATGTGAGTCCTTGTGTGAATATGTGTATATTATAGCAGAGCGTGAATTATTGGTCAACTGCAAAACATTAGGCGTAGAATGCAGTGCGGGTGCGGAACTCAATGGTGTTGCCGTATTCCTGCTTCATCCACTCAATGTGGGCCAGTGCTTCTTCTTGGGCAACAAACTCAGCATCATCACAGTCTACCCATTGGGGCTTTTGACCTGCGCCTGCCATGTTGATCTGGACGATATGGGTAGCTTTCACAGAGTGCTCCTTGCTGTCTATGTGTATATTATAGCAAATTGGCGATTTCGGGTCAACCAAAAGATATAGTACTAAAAAAGTATACATTTTTGGTGTCCTGGGCGTTTTACAGCAATTCTTTAGGTGATTTGTGTGTCTGCACCTAAAGAATTGTTTAAGTAGCGCAGTATAAACCAACTCTGTGTACTTTCGTTGTAGAAATCCAAGTGTACTTGATCTTCGTAGTGCATGCTGGGCCCGTCTTTGCGTCTATGCTCGTTGGGCTCCAAACCACGGAAGTGCCTGTAAGTAAACCCAAGTTCTCTTTGCATCCTTGGGCGTATGGCCATGCCCATGCCAAACTCTTGCAAAATTTTAGCATAGATGTCTGACCATTCCCCGGGCCGGTGGAAGATGATCAAGTTCTTTTTAATCGTTACTTTGTGCATGGGCAAGTTGGAAAAATGCAAGCTCTTTGTCGTTTTTCAAGTAGATGCGGTATTGCTTGTATTCTACAGAATAACTCCAGTGTCTATTTACATCTTCTTCCTCAACAGAGTGATTAGTCGGGTCAGTGAGTCTAGTGATCAATGCAGCTCGGGTGTCAACGTCCTGCGTCCAACCCCAAGTCTTGTTCATCCAACGACGAGCACGATCAAAGTCTAACACACCAGTGCCGCTCCAAGTGCTCTTAGAGAACTCTAGCATATAACGGAAACTGCCATAGTTGGCATACCGCTTGTCTAATTTTACTACTTCGTATCGCATTAAAACCGGTTAGTTAAGAAATGACTATACTTTAATAAAAACCAGTCTAAGTCTTTCTTGTCTTTTACAAAAAATTTATGGTTACCATATTTGGGCTCAATTTGATAGGTCCATTTTGCTCTTGGGTGTGGGTATATAGTTTCTGTAGTTTGAATATCAAAACTACCACCTAGAGTTGTGGTAAAGAAATTAAAAAGCTCAGTAAAATGTTCCCGACCTTCTTTGTAATTTCTCGGCGAAATAGTAATTTGTTTGCCCCATATATATCCTTCATTCAGACTAGCCACTTTTGAATTGCCATGTACTGATTCTAAAACTAATCTCATTTTGCAGTCCTGGTTAAACAAAAAAAAAGGGGCCGAAGCCCCTTTGTTGTATCTCCTATCAAGCAGATGCTTGGAGGATGTACTTGCCATAACGGCTGTGGAACTCGTCGAAGTTCTTGAGCTTGGTGGGCAGGAACGGCAGGTCGTATGTGGTAAGAGCAATACGAGCACCCATCACAACCAGTTCAGTCTCAAAGTTCTTCATCATGTAGCCCAGGAAGTTATCGGCCATCTCGTGGAAGTCCTTGTCGGCAACCTTGTTCTCAACGGCACCCTTGAGCTCGTAGCACATGGAGATAACCAGCGAGTACATGGCACTCACTTCTTTGACTTGCAAGTCCTTGACCTTGCCCTTGAGGATATCCACAGGGTTCGGCATCTTGCTGGCAACCTTGCGGTGTGCCATGAATTTCACTGCAAGACCTTCACCTACAGTACCTGCAATCAGGTTAACCAAAGTTTCGTCTTCAACGCTGTCGTCCAGCAGTTGCGACACGAAGCTCCAAGAACGCGGAGTAGCGAATGCGCGGCTTGCTGACTTGGCATCAAAGTCATACAGGTCTTGCTTGGCAAAACTCAAGTAACCAACCACGTCCTTGTGGATCTTGTTCTGCACAGCCCACTCTTGCCAGCTAGCAAAGTCCACCTTCATCTCTTGGTGGATGAAGCGGTTTGCCAGCGGAGTTGGCATGCGGAAAGTAACACCCTTGTCGCTTTCACGGTTACCTGCGGCAACCATAACAACGTTGTCGGGCAATTTGTATTTGCCAATACGACGGTTCAGGATCAGCTGATAAGCGGCAGATTGAACGCTGGGAGCGGCACTGTTCATTTCGTCCAGGAACAGCACCACGATAGGATACTGGCTGGCAGTTGCCTCGTCAGGCAGGTCTACCGGAGCGGCCCAATCCATCATACCGGTGTCTTTGTTGTAGAATGGGATACCACGAATATCGGTGGGTTCCATCTGGCCCAGGCGCAAGTCATACATCACGCCACCGAGGTCATTTGTAATGCCTTCGACCAGTTCGGACTTGCCGATACCAGGAGGACCCCACAGGAAAATGGGACGCTTAACTTTGAAGGCTTGCAGAATGGATTTGCGAGCCTGGGTGGACGTAACGGTGCGGCTATCTGACATGTGTTACCTTTCGGGGTTAAAAATGTTGCTAAGTTGTTATTGTAGTTGATCTTGAATATTAGGTCAACTGTTGATTGTTGCAAAAGGACTGTTTTCTTCTTTGTTCTCTTGCATGAGTTCTGCGGCTTCAACCACAAAATTCATGGGAATTTCGAGTTCACGTGCTACTTGGGCAAAGCTCTTGCCTTCGTTTAGCAGGCACTCAATATCAAGTACCAAATCGCTCATCTTGCTCACTGTGGACTCCTTGTTTGCTACAGTAACTCTATTATAGCAAAACGCGGTTTTTAGGTCAAATAAAAACCCTGCACAAAGCAGGGTTTTAAAAAGTAATACTTGAGTATTACATTGTAGGGCCGTTGCCGTTTTTAAACCCTATTTCCCCACCTTCCGCGACAATACGCTTGTAAACGTCTTCCAACAAGATAGGACGGAAGTCAGTTTGCTCCACGCAGACACAATGGTAGCGAACATCGTTGTCTGTGCCATATAACACAGCACCGGTCCGGGCATCTACTCCACGTGCTCGCTTGACACGAGTGGCATGCAAGTGTCCGTGAATGTTCACACCAAAGCGACCCAAGCTGGCTTCATGCACAGGGACGTGACTCAAGATCATTCCGTTCAAAACATGGTATGCTCGCAACTCACGAAAGTATTCACGATACTCAACATCAGGAAAGATATCATGGTTGCCACGGATCAACACCTTGTCGCCGTTCAAGCGACTCAATGTCTTCAATGCCTTACGATTGATAACAACATCGCCCAAATGGTAGACCTTGTCACTAGGACGCACAGTGTCGTTCCAACGGCGGACCATTTCCTCGTCCATCTCATCAGGATTGTCCCAAGGACGCAACTTCACAGTGGCATCATCTGGGTGAGTGAAGCGACAGACACCAGCATGACCAAAGTGTGTGTCGCTAACTAAAAATGTTGCTGGCATCTTGTGCTCCTTTCTTTCAATTTATAATTATACGAGATTTTGAATATTTGGTCAATCAGCAAAAAGTATTAGTTTTGTGCATGCCAAATTTCAGCAAATCCTTCGTCCAGGGTAGGCAGTTCAAAATTGTTGATCATTTGCATCAGCACATCACTGGGGATTACCTTGTTGGGACGACTACGCAGCCTACGATCCAGTTCTTCAACGTCACGGTGCGTGTCAAACACCACAGCAATGTGTTCATAGTTGGGCAACATACGAAACTTCTTGGCACGACTAGCAACAGTGGTTGAAGTTTGGTCCCAAATCAAGTCCAGGTTGTTGTTACGACAGAACACTACCTGGTCTGCCATTAGTTTCACAGCAGTAGGCATATACTCGTCAAATACTTCGTTGTAGGTCTTGCCTTGCTGACTAGCATAGGCTTCAACTAAGTTGTCTGTAGAGACTACAAACATACCCAGCGCCCAAATCTGGTCCTTGATCCAGGTGCTTTTTCCTGCACCTGGTACTCCAACTAACTGATAACAACGTGGCATTATTGTTCCCATCCAATTTTTGTATTACGCCAATCATCGGCGTGGTTGTAAGGCTGTTCGGTGCTGTCGTACGTCCAGCCTAACTGGCGCATCAGTTTCTGCTTGACTCTCAAGTTAGGAATCCTAGTGCGCTCGCAATCTTGAAAACCCATCATCACACCAACTTCGGCCACAGCACCTGAACGACACAGGCCAGCATAGCAATGCACAACTACATTCATATGATTGTCTAATGCATGCTTGAGCAGGCGTACAATTTCTGCGGCTTGCTCATCCGAGATCTTGGCTTCGTCTGGGAAACCGTCCTTGTCCTCTGCGTCCAAAAACTCAAAGCGATGTGTCTCTTTAAACTCATGGGCAGGGGTAGGCCACCAGCCGGGAGCAGGATCCATGATTTGGATCAGCATGCTATTCGGGCCAGCTTCATGATGAAACCTCATGGGTACATCTGCGGCAGCTACGTTTTCAATCCAGGCCATAAAAAATCTCCTAATGCGCAATTATAACACACAAGGAGATTTGAGTCAATACACAATAATGTATTACTTTCGGTATCTACGCTGATTGTGTTCAGTTGGTGGGTCTTTGAGCAAGTAACTACGGCCAACAAGACCATGCTCAATTTCGCCTAGTGCAGTTACGCCGGC